TGTACCATATCCATAGGCATAGGAAACTCGGAAGCATCTGTATAACAAGGAGCACCAGAACAATCACTAAAAGTAGAAGCCTCTTCAGGAGATTCGAACACACCTCTAATGTTGACATAGTCAGCCCCTTTATTATTGAGGATATAAAGATAATCCTCAATCATGTAAGCTTTAGGATTATTTTTAGTAAACTTATCTGATGCAATGAAAGGTACCTCGTAAGGTCTAATCATTTGGTATCTGTTAGTACCAGTGATATCTCCTACATAGGTGATAGCTTCTTCGAAGTTAAATCGTACAGTTCTTGGAATTTTCTTAACTGTTCTATAGGCAGGACAGTCAATAGTGATGTTACAGCACTTAGACATGTCAACTTTCTCTAGTTGTACACATCTTAAGTCTTGCTCTAGGTGTCTAGTAATTAGTCCATTACGAGCATAGTCTCTACGAATGAATACAGCACGATAGTGCCTAATGTTGAACTTAATTTGGTCTAAAGAGATATTCTCATCCTGCGATGATCTACCTCCTCTAAAGGCATTCAGCAGGTTATATGCAATCTCATCTAATGTCATTACTTACAGTATTAGTTACTATTACTATTTTCTATCTCTTTTTTTACTTTTACTAAGTCTGCACACTTTTCATATTCTTCCGTACTTGCAAAGTAGTTAATCATTAGATCAGCTACTTTCAAGAATGATTCTCTTTGTTTTGGATTAAAAGGGAATATTACTACAAGTTTCTCTTCAGTTAACTCTGCTAGAGTTCTTTTGTTAGTAATAAGCTTATATCCATTATTATAGCAAGAATCTATAGATGCAACCTTCTCTAAGAATTCATCCATAGATCTTTCAAAATCATCATCATCAGTATCGTTATTGTAGTTAATCATTTCACGTTACTTTGTAGGTATCCTTCTAAGCCATTCTCATAACTCCAAATATATCCTTGGGCTACTCTCAATGACTCGTATCCCATAGTTTTGTGCCAGTCATCATTAGCACAAATGGAGGGGATAAATCTTACTTTAACTCCCCTGTACTCGTTTACCATTTCTTTATGCAAATGGCCACAATGTACTTCTCTAACTGGGCATCTGGCAAACATCTCTGGTTTCTCAGTTGCCATAATTAGAGGCATTTCAGAAGCTTTCTCTTTATCTCCGTGAGTATACATTATCATATTTACCCCGAATTCTATATACTTCCTACTTGCACTGCTGTTATTAACTGTGACATTCTTGTCATTTCTATACCAGCCTTTTATAAAGTCCCCTGCATAAAACATTCTTTCAAAGTCGTGATTCCCTGATACTACAATAACATCTACGGGTGCAAACTTTTTGAGATAGTCAATACCTCTAACAACTAATTCACAGTATCCTCTAAAGGTTTCTCTCCATCCTATAGCATCATGCTGTGGAGTTCCTTTGGTTGTGGTCATTCTTAAACCTTCTGAATTTAATCCATCATTCCCGATAGGAAGGATGATCTTCTGAATGTTTAAACCTTTGGCCTTATACATTAGACTCTGTATAGTGTCTAAAAACTGGGCCTCCATTCCTTCAATAGAAAGATCTGTAAGTTTTCCGTAATGTATGTCAGGTAGGGATATTTCGTAAGCTACTGCATCTTTTGAGTCTGGTGGAGGAGTCTGCTTAAATACTTTTGGGCTATAGTTTGCTGCAAACTCTTCTATCTCCTTTTTAACCTCTTCAACAGATAATCCAGATTTAGTTACGACGGAGAACCGTTGCTCTCCTCCCATTGTCTGCCAGAACTTAACTGAGGATACATCCTCTTTTGAGATCTGGTTCTTAATTAAATACTGTTCAAATTCTGTAATTACATTATAATTACTATTTGAATTAGCTAAATCAGGGAGACTGTCAACTGTTTTTCCTAGTTGCTTAGCCTCCCTGATAGCTCTTATAGCAACATCAACAGATACTTTAAATCTAGATGCTACTCTGGTTGGGCTACTTTTTAAGTAACCTGGTTTAACTTTTAGTTCTTCAACAAGCTTCTTTATTGTCATTGGATGATCTTCATCAGAGCTTCAATTTGCTCAGCTGAGATGTCCTCTGGTAAAACTTTTTCTTCAATCATTACAAGCTCTACCGTAGTTATCTCATCAAGCTTTGCATTGACTTCATCCATTTGCTTCTTTCTTTTCTCAATCAGTTCTTTGTTTTCACTTTCAAACTTTTCGAGTCCCTCAGAGTCTTCTTTATTAATAAACTCTTGGGCTTTTACAGAAAGTTCAATGAACTCCTCAGATGGCAAAGCCATTTCTTCAATAGGCTGCAAGTGCTCTTTAATAACTTGCAGATTCTTGATAACTGCCTTAGCGTAATTAACTCCCTTTACTGACCTAGTGTCACTAAGGGTTTTAAAAATGTTCAAAAATTCTCTGTTAGTAGCGGTAACATGTGTACCATACTTTTCTTTTGAATTAATCATGATTATTTGGTTTATTTATAAAAAATTATTCTGCACTATCATGGAGTCTAATCCATCTAACAACTCCATTAACTTTAATTCGTATTGCTCCAACTTTATTACCAGCTGTTCCTGTTGAACTAGATACCGAGTTAGCACTAGCTACACCACTAGTACCGACAAAGTTAATAAAAGATTCGTCTGTGTCAAGCTGTTCAAGTTCTAAAACTGGGACATTTGCTGCAGAATCATCTTGCTTAATATCGAGTGGGGCAGATGGAGATGCATTAGTAATACCTACATATCTGCTAGTTCCTTTAAGAGTAAGTATTCTCTGAGCTACTGCTGAAGAGTTATATCCAAAGAATTCAAAGTCCCCAGAAGTACCAGTACCGTCGTGATTACCAGTATTAAATATAACTGATCCACCTTGGTTAATACCTACTGAGTTTCCTCCTCTTAAATAAAGAGTTCCACCAGCATTAGCGGCTGTAGCAGTAGATGCTGCAATTGTAAGACTTGATGGAGAAGAAGCAGTAGTTCCCTGGATTACCTGTGGAATAGAACCATTGAGGTAAATATCTTGGTTAATGTTCAAATCCCCAACGTGGAAAGTACTAGCTGGGGTAGTAGCTCCTATGAATACTCTACCACTAGAATTGATGTTAATTCCTTCGTTAGCACCATCTCCACTAATCCAGTTTGAACCGAATAAGTTATATCCGTTCATGTTGAAGCTAGAACTAGCTGAAGATACTGTAGCATCAATAGTTATTGTTCCAAGTCCATTAGTAATGGTAATGTTAGAACCAGCTGTTAGTGTTCCTAGCACAGGACCCAATGAAGTTCTTCCAATTGGAATTTGACCATTTGTTGCAGCTCCCAAACTAGTAAAGGCACCTGTACCATTACCAAGAATTAAACCATTAGCAGTTAGAGTAGTAGCTCCAGTACCACCATTAGCTACTGGCAATGTTCCAGTTACATTAGTAGTTAAGCTTACTGTACTTAGGAATCCAGATGTAGTGTTATTACAAGTAGATAAATCAATGTTTGCTGGATTAACTTGTAAAGTAATATTGCTACTAGCTGTAGATACGGTAAGCAAATTGCTTAGTGATTTAATTCCCTTAAAGTTAATAGTGTTCTTATCTGTTACATTGATTACTAGAGTTTCACTAGAAGTACCAACAGTGTTAACACTAGGAAACAGATCTTGAAGTACAAATCTGTTATTTCCTACAGGACTAGTTCTAGCTACTAACAGATAGTCTGTAGCAACTACTCCTGATTTAACTAATGTATTTAAGGCTGAGATTGTAGACATGTTTTTATATTAAATTGATTGGGAACTCACTTTCTAAGTAAATTAATACATTTGCTGTAGCAGTTCCTTCTTTAGTAAGGTAGTCTGCTGTTGGATCTAGATCGGCTGATACTGGTGCTTTTCCTTTAGTTCCACCACCAGTTAATGATATAGTATCTGGGGTTACTATGCAATCTGCACAGTATTTATTTGCAAAGTTTAAAAAAGTCTCTAAGTATGTAGTAGAGGTATAGGTTGGAGCTGATAGTTCTGCAACTAAAGCTGAGTAAGCTGGTGCTTCTCCTGCTGGAGATATAGTAAATGTACTGATATTAGTACCTGCTACATACTCTACATCTACTATTGTATGACTTACATCTTGTCCTGTTGCTCTAGTTACTGTTACAGTATATCCTTTATATTCTCTAAAGTCTCCTGTAGTCTCTACTTTAGAGTAGTCATATGGTGTTGCAAATACAGTTGTTATATACGGTAGTGTCTCTATTGCCTGGAACTGTACTCCAGGTAGAGGAGTTCTATTGTAAAGACATTCTAATGCATTGGAATCACAATCTTTCTTATCTAAAAGATTGAGAATAAGTTGCATTTTAGTGAGTTCCAGATTATCACAAGGAACTCCTCCAGATATTTTGTTATAATAAGTGGTAACTTTAGTGTTAAAACAACTTGTAAAGTTAGCAAGAACAGTATCGTAATCTAAAGTATTAGCTGTGCTGGGAACATTTGCCGATGATATACAAGTAAGTGCGGGATCTAAACTTTCTGTAGGGATAAGTTGATTTTCTATTTCTGTTACCCAAAGTTTTAAATCTCCTGTTGGCGTCCATACACCTTCTGGGGGACATGATCCTCCTGCTGGAATAATAGCAGTTGCACCTGCTATCTGATTACTATCCTGTATAAATATCCAATTTACTCCAGAATCTCTTGAATAAATTGTATAATTAAATTCTCCTTCTGTAGTACGATAAGTAAATCTATAATAATAAGTAGTACCATCACTTGATGCTTGTATTATAGGAATTACTTCAAAAAACTCCCTAGTAGTTGCATCATAAATAGTTATGACTGCTCCGTCACACGGAGTGCTTATACCATCAGTTGAACAGGTTCTACAAATTGCCATCAGTTAGTATATTAACAGCCACATGCACATGTTGCAGTGCAAAAGCTTTTAGCTTTATCGTATTTAAGGATTGAATCTGTAATATTAGCAGGAGTAAAAGCAGCATGTTTAGCTCCTTGTACAAGTAGACTTATCTTTTGTGCAGTTCTTAAGTCTTCATCACACCTATCACATTGACAGGTGCAGGTAATGCCTCTTTCTACTAAACCTGCTATACAACAATCTATCTCTGTAGTTCCAACTACATAACTACTAGCTCCAGTACTTTCTAATGTCATACTAATTATGCCATTAAATATTTCTCCAGCAGCTGATGAATCTAAGCTCCAAGTTAGAATATCATTAGCGTCTGAGGCTATTGTAGCACTTGCATAGTTAGTAGTAGTAGTGTAGTTGTAATACGTAAGCTTATCACTAGTAGGAATACCACTTACTACTGTTGTTATATTCTTTCCGTTTGGAGAAATAGTTATAGACTCGATTCTAGCTGGCATTAGCTTATAGTTTGTGTAAAGATAAGAAAAAGTAGGGGATTGCTCCCCTACTTTTCAATTTAATTAGATTAGAACAATCTTTCTGTTGCAGTAGCACCCCAGTTAGCAGCTGATGCTCCAAGGAATACTGTATCAGCTGTAGTCGAACCAGCAGCAGTATCTACAATATAGATCTTGATAGTATTCAATTCACCTGCTCTAGCGATACCAGTATCTGATGGATGAGCGTGAGCATATTGAATTTCTACAACATCGTAACTAGTACCACTTTGAGCAAAAGTTGGGAAATTGTATGGGAAATACATTCTGTTAAAATTGCCATATTTAGAACGACAAGATTTTTCGTCAGAAAGTACTTGCCAGTAGTTACCAGCACCAGCATCAAAGCCAGTCATAGTTGGAGCAGTCAAAGCTGTTCCAGTGTTAGTTCCACTGCTATAAGCAATAGTAACATCAAATACAACTCCTGCGTGACGTGCAGCAATTACCATATCAGTACCATTATCAGTAGTACTGAACAAGTCATTAAGGGTTTGATTAGCCTGAAGCTTTTCAATGATTTTATCATACAATGTTGCTTCAGCAGCTGCATGCTCAGCACCAGTAACTTCAATGTTGAAGATCATACGACCTGCAGAGAAATTACCAATTAGAGGAAACTGAGTATTTGATGCAGAAAGATCAACAGCAGTTCCATCTTGGTAGTAATTAGCATAAGCTGTAGGTGCAGTGCGAAGTGCAATACGAACCATAACATTATCTCCAGTAGTAGGATTACCAACATTAATAGCTGCAGAATGTCTTACAGATGCTGCTGCAGGAGTATGCTTAATTCTCTTAATATCTTTAATATCGATAATAGGAGAAGCAATAGGCAAACTACCAGAAGGCATTGTTTGTACAATTTGAATAGGGCCTTGCAAAGACATCATATCTGCAGGAGTAGTGATATCAATGTATGCTGGAGTAGCAATTCCAAGATTCCACACACCAACTTTAGATGCTGTTACAGCTGCTGCAGTATTAAAAGCTTCAGCGTCATCCAACAAAACTCCACTGTTAGCTACAAATACCTGATTTAAATTTTGAGGTGCCATTTTTTTTAAATTTTAGGCGTTAAACACATTATTTGAATTATTCACTTTCAAATGTTTCCATTGATTGTGATTGATACCTTTGGGACTCAAAGCCCTCAAGTATGCTCTTTACAGTCATTTCAATAATCTCGTCATGGGTATGAATTGGTAATTCACAACCTACTCCAGTACTTAGTGAAATGTTCTTAGGTTTTCTAATATAGTTAATAAATACATTAGGGACAACAAATGTGTTATCCGTATGGATATCTATATAATTTTCTCTAATTGTATAAATTGGAGACCTATAATCTGTGATATTAAATGGGTCATCCATCATTGCAATAATATCATCATGCTGAGCAAACTTACAGTAGCTTAATCTATTGCTAGCAGTAGGTGCTCTTCTTTCTGTAGAAGTTTGAAAGTATATATATTTATTAATAGAAACATAGATAGCATTAGATGGACCCGTATCATCTAACCATGTAAGTCTTAAGTAATATCCTGTATTAGGATCTGTTTCAAATGGAGCATTATATCTTTCTAAATATAAAGTATTACTATCTATTACACTATTTCCTTGAGCAGTATCATTTAATGCTCCAACACGAAGATCATTGATAGTAGCTTTTAAACTAGGTATATTGAAATATGTAGTTTGATTAATAAGTAAGTCTCTAGTTAATTCTTCTCCTAATGGTACGTTTGTAATCTGTGTCCAGTTGTTGCTAGCTGTATCCCATCTTTCAATCATACTTAAAAAGTATCCAGGAAGTGGAGGAGTAAGATCTAGTTCAGCTGTATATAAATTTACAAAATTTGGAGTATACTTAGGAAAAATAGAAGCATTACACTCATAGTACACTTGAGCAGTAATGTTTACTAGAAACAAGTAATCTAGCGGGAGAGTATATCTATCTACATAGATATTACTATTATTAGCAGTGTATATGTATCCTCCTAATGTATCTCCTGCATATCCAAAAGATGCAGTAGTTCCTGTTTGAGTGCTAACAAGATGCTTTAAATCATCTATCCTTTTCTGAGATTGCTCAAAGCCTTTACCCTGTCTATTAGAACTAGGGTTATATCTCTGCTTTATGAATCTCATAACAGAGAGATTTAACTCATGATCAATTTCCTCAGGTAAGAGGTTGTCAGCCTGGAAGGATGCAAGTTTTTGCACCCCCAGGTTGACAGCTATATGCATCTCGTTTACAGTCATTTATATCACTTCTTGGAGTCTAGCTCTCATGATATTTACTTGACCTGAGTTTTTCTTATTTTTGAAATATACGATTGCATCTTTGATATCCTCTCCGATTGTCTCATCCTCGTAGATTAGTTGGTTTCCAATCTTACGAAGAACTGACTTTTCAACCATAGTTTCAATTTCAGCTCTCAATTCAAGGTTATCATCTAGACTATATTTTAAAAACCTCTCTGGATTCTTTTCTTTATAGTCGTACAGGTTATTCTCAAGTTCCATTGACGAAAGTCTTTCTGGGTCTGTCCCCATAAGAACTCTAGTCAACATTTTAACTTTATCCATGTTGCCACTGAGTTTAATAAACTCCTTGTCAGCATCTTTCTTAACTTGTACCTTTTCGTTCTTCTTCAACAAGTCCTTTTGTGGGTCATAAATATAGAACTTTTTGCTTGAATCTGTGTTCATTTCTTCTTCAGAAATAGCTACTTGTCTATGTTTCATGCACCATTTCCAGTAAATATAATCCATTGCACTTACTGGGGTACCATCATCATGGGTACCAATGTTCAATTCAACTCCCTCGAAAGGTATTTTTAAGCTAAGGCTAGCCCAAAAATCTTTAGTCTTTGCTGGCCAATCTTGGTGAGTTGCTGGAACATCTATAATTCCTTTCAATAATTTAGCTTCCTCTTCTCCATCTACTCCTTTGAGTGGGAGACGGTCTATAAAAATAGATCCAATTTTAACTTTAGCTCCAGCTCTAATCTCCTTTGGAAGGTGGTTTAGAACCTCTTTTCTTCTAATAAAAATTTTCTTATCCATAATAATGTTCTTTTTGCTTTAGTTAAGCCTAGGAGAAAGAATAACCTAGGGTTTTATGTTTAAAAGGGGGGAGTGGTTACCCCCCTTTTTAGTGCAAACCAAATAAACTACTATGCGTTACACTGAAGATCCAAGCTAGTATCGAAACGACGAAGTAGGATACCAGCAGTCTTCAACATGTGCACAGAAGCACCGTCTATATCACTAGCTCTGGTGTCAGTTTCAGTGAATCCTTTTGGAACTACTGAACCTGCTACACACCAACGGAGCATTTCACGACCTTTTTTGTTTACCATCTGAAGGTTATTCTCACCATCATAAGTAGACTGGTCAACAAACACCATACGATAAGACTCGAGTGGAAGACCAGATACTGGGTGCTTCTTAGAAGCTTGAGCCACAGGACCGTGATCAAACAAAGGAGACTTAACTACGTTTACTTTATGACCATCTACGTGCTCATAAGTAGTGAAGTAACCAGTAATACCCAAGCTACGACCAGAACCAGTGATGAAGGTTGGCTGGGTAGTTTGAAGATAAGGATTAGCAGAGTAGTAAGACTTAAGTGCACGGTCAAATTCACGAGCACCACCGATAGCAGTGTACAAAGTAACTTGCTTGTCAGTAGCATCAGTCATACCATAGAACAAATCACCGATAGTCTCCTCAAGTTTAGCTTGAGTAAGAGTAGAGTAAGTGTCTTTGTTGATGATTTGCTCAAGCAAACCAGGACCTGAGATTACAGGTTGGCCGTTCTCATCGAGCATAGTGCTAACACCATTAGCATCGTGAGTCTTCTGACCATACCAGTAGTACATTTCACATTCTTCTTTGAACTTAAGCATGTGACGGTACTCTTCGTAATCCATCCACAACTTAGTCTTAGAACCTTCTTTCAAAGGCAACTCGAACTGAGCTACATAATCTTTAGCGTTACCAGAGAAATGGTAAGACTTACGTACAGTACCAATCTTAGAACGAACAAGACCTGGAGCAGTCCAGTTAGATGCATTACCACGTGAGAAGTCAATACCCACGTTAGCATACAACATACCCCAAAGAGCACCATCAACTAGATCAGCTGCTGCTACGTTTGGAACATCTGGAGATACAATCTTCAAAGTGTATTTCCAACCAGCACCATCAGCTACTGGCTCAGTCATAATACGAGCTAGTGTACCAGACTGAGATACCAAAGTATAAGGGAAAATGAACCACTTATCAGGGAAAGTAAGGGTAAAAGCAGCACCACCTGTGCCGTTTCCAACACTTGCGATAACTGGACGAACATTAATTTCGTGTGTTTTAACACGGTATTCGTACTCATAACGGTCAATTGAGCGAGTATTACCAACACCTTCTGTCAAGAAAGACAACGGGAATTTTTTCTCCTCACGACCAGCCAAATGAGTAATAATCGGAGAGAGCTCCGCTGGACGTTCCATAAGTGCATTAACCAACGAGTTAGTGTCAGTCATCTGTGCATCATTATAGTAAGTCTTAAGTACTTGCATTAGTGCCATGATCTATATAATTTTAAAAGTTAATTGTTGTCTGAGTTTATTCAAACAGCCTCTTCATATCCAGTTTGTCTGGATCAAATTTTGTCATTTTCTTATCAACCTTTCCGTAGTTCTTAACCCTCTCTTGCTGGTTAATCAACTTCTCTTTAAGGTTTCTAGCACTTTCAGTTTTAGCCTTAGTGCTAATAATATCGTTAAGCTTAAAGCCCTTGAACATCAAATAGTCAACTGCTAGTTTGACCTCAAGTTCGGCATTAGCATAATCTTCATCTCTTTTAGTAGCTCCATTCTTATTAATAGGGGCCGATATATAATCGAAGAACTTTGCTTTCTCTTTCTCAGGGATACGGATCCCAGCAAATTCTTTACCCTCATCAATAACATTAGCTACATTCTCCCAAAACTCTTGTTGCTGCTTAGCAGTTTGAGCTTGAATTTGTTTCTGTTCTTCTACAAGTCTTTCTCTTTCTTCTCTTTGAACATTAGCTAGTTGCTTTTGAGCAATTGTAGCTTTGTCATAGAGTTTACCTGAATCTTCATAATCCTCGAGCATGTCTTTGATAAACTCTTCGTCATGCCCTTTAGTCTTAAAGTATTCAGATACGAAAGCCTTTTGGGTTCTAATATCTCCTTTGTCAATCTCATACTGGCTGTAATCCAGATTAGGATTGTAAGCTTGGAAGAACTTCTCAGAGTCTCCACCAGCCATTACAAAGTCAAGATGTTTCTGAACTAGAGGGAATTGTTGAAACAATTCATTGATTTGATCTTCTGCAATGTTCTGAGCAATATCTTTAGTAAACTCTACCAGACCTTCTTCAGTATCCTCGTAGTTGTTTTCGATATCGTACCCCAAAGCTTTTGCAATAGATTCTGCAATCGATGTATCCTCATCTGACTCTTCATATTCGTTACCCTCTGAATCTTCGTTATCATCTTCATCAGTAGTATCTTCACTATCATTATCGTCAGAATCGGGAGTATCTGCATCATCATCAGAATCAGCCGTATCCTCTGGTTCATCTTCTAAAGTGTCAAGGTTTTCAGAGGTCTCTTTAGAATCCTCTGTAGTAGTTAAGCCATCACCAATAAAATCGTCGAAGGTGATGTCTGCAATGTTTAATTTCTGTTCTTTGGTTGCCATATTACAAATATATTAGTAAGTACTTTGGTCGAAAGTATAAATTTATCTTTTATACTTAGCTTTATTATATCGCACTCTGTTCCTTAAACCCCCCTTGAAATAGGTATTTTGCATGGGTTCTATCGGTTGATCTTCTTGCATTTGAGCTGTTGCATCGTAGTACATTTCTCCACTTTGACCCTTTTTCATGAAAGGATACATGTGATTTCCTAAACTTCCAGGGGTATGCATGTTAGTATGCATAGGAGGTTGCTGCTCAAGCATTTGAGGAGCTTCTTCTTGCTGAGGTTCTTCTTGAGGAAGAGTTGGCATAGGCATTCCTCCTATGTTAGGACCTCCACTAGCATATGATTTAGCAGGTGATTCTATTACTGTTCCTGCATATGGACCAGTTGGGGAAGGCCATAGATTGATCTACGTTTCCAGCTGCATGTGCAGGTCGTAATCCTTGTTCTTGTTCTTGTGGAGTTTCAGCAACTTGCATATTAGCCTGTTGCTCTGCAGTATACTCTGATAGAAGATCTCTACCTTGGTCATAAGCACTAAAAACCTCTAGGATATTTCCAGGATATCCTATAGATCTAGACTTATTAAGTAATTCCCTTCTAGTTGAGTTATTCATTAGTTTGATTTGCCTTTATATCTAGTTCTCTTTCTTTAAGAGCCAACTGTTGCTGCTTAATTTGAAAATCTTGCATCATCTTTTCAAGATTAGCATTACTTCCTTTCTCACTAGCTTCAGCAGATATAAGAGCCTTTTCTATTTCAAGTTGACGATCCTTTTCTCTTTCAATAAATCCTCTTTCAACTTCCTGCTGTTTCATCTCTAACTCTTGCTGCTTCATTTCTTGCTCTGCTTGTTGCTGAGCTTGCTGCAATTCCTGAGCTGCTTTTTCAGCTTGAACTACTTTGTCTTTAATCTGAGAGAAGTTCTCACTTTCAAATATACTTATTACAGCAGAAGTTGGCAAGCCATTCTGAATCATAGACTGAGCCAATCCTTCAATTTGACGTTTCTTCTCAATGTCTTTGCCAGCATCAGAAACAAAGATTCCGTATTCTGACTCCATATGCTTTATTGGTTCTAGATCTATTTGATTAATAGAACCATCAGGCATTACATACATTGCCTTCTTTCCGTTAAGCCAAGCTTCCTTTGAGTAGTCCAAAAGGCCTTGGAGTTCTCTTTGCTCGAAGTGAGAGAACTTTCTAAAGATATCTTCAGTAATGTGCGAAGATTGAACAATGCTCTGCTGAGATGTAGCTTTTCCTTCATAGGTACCCATTTGGCCCTGTCTCTGCCTAGTCACTCCACTAACTTTCTCCCACTCAATCATAATAGATTCTAGAAGAGTAAGGTATTGAGATATTGTCTTGATAGACATATCCAATACAGACTGATGCTGAGGAGATAGTTGAATTCCTTCCTTGTTGTAATCTACCCAAGCAATACCTGTACCCTCTACAAAGTACATGAACTTATCCATGTCCCAGTTCTTAGGGATCATGTTAATGTCAAATTGAGCAATGATATCTTTACTACGAGCTATAGCCAGTTCAAGACGGTATTTGTAAATGTTATAGTTAAGCTGGTATGGAATACCTAAGCTTACTAGAGAAACACTCTGAGAGTTAATATCTGAGTATTTTCTTCCATTAATTGGGAGCTTGCACTTAGATGGATTATCCAGGCTAGCCCTTTGGTTTGGGTAAGGACGAATGTTAATGTAGAATCTACGATCAATTCTAGTACCCTCCCAAACCTCATTGACCCACTCATAAGTTATCTTAGCCCCTAGGTCTTTTAACTCCTGTGGTAACTTATACTCTTCCTCTACATCAAACATTTCTTCGACACCTGTAAGAGGATCAATGTAACTTACAAAACCTATTCTCTTTCTACTCTTCCAGTAGACTGATATAATCTCAATTAATCTATTACGATAGATATTATCATCTGCACCACTAGCTTCTGCTCTATATAAAAGGTAGGCTTCTGCAGATGTATGTGTTGGGGACTCGAGCTCTAATACTTGTTCAGGAGTTAAGTATTCACCATAAGCATCAATGATAGTGGATGCATGAGAATATTTTCTAAGTATTGCCCAGTCTGCATCTTCAACAAAATCAATGTCTGGATCTTTGTCATAGTCTACATCTAGTGGATTGATAACTTCATAAAAAGGTTCGTTTCTTCTAACTCCCTTATGTGAATAGCATTCTCCTGCTACAAGGAAATGGAAGAATTGTTTCTGTATCTTATCATAGATTTCATTATAGTACATGATGTAGTTTAAGCTAGCTTGTCCAGCAATTGCTCTAGAGTCTACATAAGTTCTATTGAATTCATCTGCTATTTGCTTAGGCAGTTGTGGGGGTTCTGCTTCGTAATCAATCTCTCCTTGCTTAGCCAATTCTGCAAGGAACTGAGCTTTTAGATTAGCAAGAAGTAGATTTTTAAGAGCCTCTTCTTTGATACTTACAGAGTCTGCATTCTGTACAGTTACTGTGTAGTCTAATGGACGTTTAGACTTTTCCCCAAGTAGAAGGTCTATGATAGGCTTAATGATCGGGTAATTTCTAAGCTTAGATGGGAAGTGACTTCTAGTCTTACCATAAGGCTTAAGAACATAGTTGTAGTCCTCTTCATCTATAACTCCGTTATAATAGTCGTATAGAGATTTAAGGTAACTGCGTCGTTCACTTATACCAAACTTTGATAGGTTAATGAATGCGTCTACACAGTTCTCTCTCCACTCTTTATTCTTCTGATTAAGAGGGATTCTTTGCTTTGGAATTGATGCTTGTCCGAACATTAATACAAAATTAGTTTTGTTTTACAGTAGCCTAGAAAATTCTAGTGTTTTATCAATACTATTATTAATATGACACTACCTATAAACCTTGTCAAACCACTCATTACTTGAGTTATCGGAGTCATTATAACTTAACTCCTTGTTATAAAGTTCTCTAGTATGGTACATCCCAACCATGAGTGCCATAACACGGTCAAAGTTACCTTTCCTATTAAACTTAATCAACTCCTGTAAAAGAGCAGGGTCATAAATTTTTTGCAAGTTAAGGGTTATTTCCCCATCTTCGTTCTGTCCCCTGCCACTAATTAGCCAATCTCGTATATAAAGTTCACCCTGAGCTTTTCTCTGCTCAGTCATGTGCATACCATACTGCCTTTTTACGTTCTTAGATCGTAACTCTCTCTTATCCAACATCTCGAATTCTTCTTGCAGTAAGTGTAGTTTTCTAAATCTTTTAGCATAAGCTATTACTTCTCCTCGGTCATTCTCGAATCCTATCTTAGCATTGTAGTATTCTGCTAGCATGAATAGGTTTCTGTTATACTCATCCTGAGTTGCAGGTCTACCTATATAAGAAGCTACTATAATATCATCTGGCTTAGATAGATTGTTAGGCACCTTTATAACATAGGCTGCCCCTAACGACATAGAACTAGTTGCCTTTCCCTGTGCATACGGGTCATGACAGATAATGTACAGATTCTTTGGGATTATATCTTCTTGAGTCTTAAACGGGGCTTCATAAATTACTACTGCCCCAGTTAAATCGTCATCTGGTCTATGTGGGAACTTATAGATGGGTCTAACACTAGAATTAGGGGCAAAGTCTGCTTTTCCTTTAGTATTGTAGTACATCTCCCCAGCTACCCCTATCTTATGTAAGTCACTAGCTATCACTCTATTGTACTGTTCTTTTAGGGAGTTAACATCGAATGTATTAGCTGTTACTTGAAGTGTTGCCTCTTGTGGGGTAAATGGATGTTCAGCTATATACTGATCATATGACTTTGGGTCATTACCTTTCCTCTTCTTCTCCCTTTGTGTCTCTTCATAGTCCATAGCTTCGTTAGATAAGCTATTTCCCTCACTATCCATAAAACCGTCTAAGTTTTTATAGATAGGAACGAAGAATCCACAGCTAGTTCCCATAGCCCCAGCATCCCACTCGTTATCAAATGCTAAACAGTCATAAGCTTCGGGGTGATAGAACAGTTCTTCTAATCCTTCGAATCCAGGACCTTCTTCTCCACCAGTTCCAAAGGCAATCATAGTACCTAATGTCTTAGAACCTTGCCTCATTGTAGGCATAGCTACCTCCCAAGCCTTTAACAAACCTGAGAATGAACCTGCTTCTTCAAAGAATATCAATTCCCCTGCTTTACCACGTATCTTATCTGGGTCATCTTTAAGAGATACCCCTATTATTTGTGACTTAAATCCTAGAGTTACGTCAGCTCCGTTTACATTCTTCTTATATCCAGATTGCTTATGCATCTCCCTGTCTATAAGTCTGGGTTGACTCCAAGCTGTATTATCATCTACGAAAGAGACGATATCCCAAGCCTTAGATAGCATACCATCCCCAGTCAAATACTGTTTATCTGATGCAAATACGAAGTTCTTGCTATTTCGTATATGAAAGTAGTTCCTACATAGCATAGCTGCGGCTTTGTAAGAGAAACCTTTACGTCTAGCCTTAAGCACAACCATGTGTTTATTCTCTCTTCTACACCTATCTACCGAGGAAAAGTACTCATGATCCCCATCGTAGAAGGCTGGAAAACTCCTATCTCTTCGTGAAATTGTCTCCCCATCTGGCTGTACTTCATCTATAATTCTATCGATAGGACAGTAGTTAAGGTAAAAATAGTGAAATCCTGATATCCTAACCCCATTTATCTCATGCCCGTGCATGCATCTATGCTGTTCTCTATCCCAATAGTCATAGTATTGCTTAGTACCAGGTAGGGCATCTGTGTAATACCCATACTCGATGTAGTGATTAGCTGCTTCTGAGAATAAATGGCTGTCTTTAAACATCATTCACTGTACTTATTAGTCTTGACACCTGCTCTGTTAGGGTTATCCTTAGCTTGCTGCTTCTGTACTAGCTCCTCTAGTCTATCTAGGCCTTCTATTACCTCCCCAATCTTAGATAAGTTAGCAACTAAGTCTTTGGCTTGGTAGAGAAGCTTACCATTCTCGTCCATAGCTGTAAGATCGATGTCTTTGAAGTACTTCTCTAGCTTGTTAACTGCAGATCTAGCTGATTTTAGAAGCTTAATTGCATGAGTCTCTGACAATTCCCTGTACTTCTGCAATCCTGCATGTAAGTTAGGGGTAGACTTGACTTTTAACTCCTCTAGTAGCTTATCCCTTCTCTCAGTTTCATCATAAGCTGCATAACTAGACCTATGATCTGCAAAAAAGTAGATAAATGCTAACTCTTTGGTAGTTAACTTCTCGAATTCTGTGACAGTCAGTGCATACGGGGATGGGATGACTACGTTATTGTTTATTGTTAGCAAGTCTTTCATTTTTCCGTCTAGTTTTCTCGTTTAGGTGGGCTATTCTCTCTGATTTAGCTGAGAATGCCCCAAAATATGGGAGTCTAATTGTAGCAAAGTCCCCTTTCTTCATGACATTGACTACATACTTGAATTGGTAGTAGACAATCTCCTCAACTTTCTGTAAAGGAAGGTTATACTTAGTAGCTAACTTTTGTATAATTACTTTTTCCTTACTCATTTCTTAAGGTTAATCGGCTTTCCTTTACCTCCTATTATAATAGAAGGCCATCTTGATGGATCGTCTGGGCATTTTGCTGTTTGCCAGCTAGCTTTATCCTCAATGTAACAGCCACACAATCCACATTGTTTAGTTTTCTCAATTAGATGAGGGCAATTGTGACAGATGTCAACTCTTTCCTCATACTGTTCTGTGGTTACTGATGGCATTCCAGCTGCAACGTACTCTGCTGATGCTTTAGCAAAGTTTGCAATCATCTTAAGGAATGATGGGGGTTTCTGACTCATACTTCTTCTATGTTTGGTTCTATTAATTCTGTTAAATGTAGTCCTTCTACGTCACCATACCCATTCTGTATCACCATTAGAGAGTAATACCCTATATAAAAGAAGGTTAGTACCTTAGTTGGGGGGACGAATACATGTGTCATACTGGGAGAATGTGGATTTCAACAGGTTCTCTCTTTAAGATAGCAGCTAACTCGTACCCGTTCTTAGTTTGCGTGATAGCTCCTTTATCTTTGAGTCTTTTCACGTAATTATTAAGGGTGTTGTGGTCCTTAATTCCTAGAACTTCAGATACTTTTCTCTTATTAGCAGGAGAACAAAGATTAACTGTCTCACTAGAATTAATGAATTCAGCAAGGACTTTAAGTTCAGTGTCTGTTAGCTCTAATATCCCGTTAAATATCTGGAGAAACTTCTGGGTCGTATCCGTCTTGATAACCAGTCTCCTTACTTTCTGTTGGTTCTTCATTTGTAATTTGGATTTTAGCTCTGCCTTCGACTATTTTAATCTTGCATCTTTTAGAGTAACTGTTAAACTCTTCAACATGCTCATCGATATTCTCTCTAGTTATTAGAAAAGAGAGAAAAACTTCCAATTCCTTGGCAGCTTTTACAATATCTTCTGTTGCTTTACTCCCTGAATCTGCTTGTCTACGAAGGCTTTCAAAGTCAGCTAGGGAAATTGTTACTGTCCCTACCATTATTTTACTTGTTAATTACCCCAAGAAGCATGAATTCATTTACCATTACATACTGAGTTCCCTCAACATCAATAATCACCCCTTCCGTGTGCGGGTGCACGTATACGGTATCTCCCTCTTTAACCTGCTTGCATTCAGGACCGACTTTTACAGCCTGGAGAATATTAGACTTTAGTGAATTAGCAGCTTCATCTGATAGAAGAATACCACTGTCTGTTACTTTCTTGTTTGGGATTGGGAGCACTACCCAATCTCTTGTAGGATTAAAGTTCATGTTACATTTGGTTTTATGCAAATATACTAAGAACCTTTATATAAGCAATAGCTTTATTTAAAAACAGCAAAATAAACTGTAGTAGCTGCTAAACTACCTATTCCAATAGTTAGGATAGTATTCTTTATTTTCAATCCTCTAATCTGTTTATTGAGCTTTATCATCTCGTTCTCATTATCAGTCTTAAGTTTCTTATCAATTGCCAGCTTATTCTCATAAGCAGTTTGAAGGATCTCTACATTAGTAGCTTGTACACCAGTTATCTTTGAGTAGAAGTCTAACTTCTCTTTCTGAAGATTGTATAGTCTCTCTAGCCTGGTAGCAGTATCGTACCAGTACATCATAGAGTTAAAGTTCAGATTAATTAAGTTCGTTTGGTATGTTGATAGTACGGGAAAAGAATCCTGCTTTGAGGAGGGAATCGGAAACTTTGAGTACTTCTGCGAGCTTGCGGTTAGCACTACGAGCATCAGCATTAAGGATATTGTAAACCTCCTGACGATAGTATTCATTGACAATGGGTTGTTTATTAATTATTGTATCTGATAGAAAATCTAGTGAGTCGATCTTATCGTATAGGGAATCAATCTTAATTGAGTTCTCCATCATCTCATACATCAAACTATCGTTTATCTCCTCTAGTCTATCTTTGATAGGGTCTTCTTTTTCCCTATTACAAGTAGCTATTGTAGTTATCATTGCTATCAACAGTAGAATGGCTGATAGTATCTGGATTACTTTTACGGTTAAGCTTTTTTCCATCTGGTTATATGTAAATTTCTAGATAATGGACGAACCTTTCTAAATACTCCGTCCCCTGTTCTTGAATCTCTAGTACCTCTATCGTTAGTATTCCCTTCTACAGTTCTAACTGAATACTTACCTACCAACTCTACAATTCCCGTGTGCCCGATACCTTTGTATCTAGTCTTATTATTCTTATCTCCATAACTTAGTGTCATTACTAACACATCGTTTGTAGAGTAAGATTGCAGGAACTTACCATTTGTAAAGATTACATCTTTTCTATTGTAGGCTGTAGGAGACCATCCAGTTATTGTATGTGGAATACCACACTCACTAAGTACCCCCATAACAAAGAAGGAGCACCAGGCATAACCTGGTCTCCATCCTTGTTTTTCCATCAGTTTACGAAAGTAAGGGTCTGTAAATCCTTTATTGTTTCCACCTTTTTCGACTATTCCAATGAACGACTCTGCTGTTAATTTCACGCAGTAGCCGTCATTACTAACCAAAGAATTAGTAGGAAGGATACTAAAAACCCAAAGTAAACAAATAAGTATAGCTTTATTTTTTGCCATGATGTTAGCTCCATTCCTGCAAGGTACTTCATCTCTTTTGAGTAAAAGTCCTTTTGCAGGTTCCTAAAGTTAAATCTAATTCCTAGGAATACGACAAAGTTAGCAAAAATTAGTATAACTGCAGCAAGCATTACTAGTTGTAGATACTCTGTAGAGATAAGTGGGGTATCTCCAAAGTACTCATAACTGAGTTTACCTACAAGTAAGAAGAAGAGTACTGACAGTGGAACTGACCATACCCCATCAAACAACTGTAGTTTATAGATAAATTTCTTTAACATATTATTTCATTGCAATTAGGATACTTGCCTCGTTATTAGCTGGGTTCTCATCAATTACCCCATTAACCTGTACAATCTTAATTCTAAAAGTGTTAGGGAATGTTGGGGACATGTTAGTGTAAAATACAGAGCCCATAGATCTAGATGAACCAGGAGCATAAGTCTCTGTTCTAGTCCAAGTATTAGGAGTTCTTCCGTCGAATCCAGCAGTAGCTTTCAAGTTAGTAACTGTAGCAGATCCTACATTTTTGAATCTATATCCAATTCTAACTCTAGTAGCATCTAACCACTCATAGCCAGTAATCTCTACTTGCATGTCAAGTTGAGTTGTAGGGGGTGGTGGAACTGTTACGTTAATAGCAGTCATAGCTACGTTATCATTCTCATTTGACTCTGGGAGATACCCACTAGCATCTACTGAGAGTACAAACTGAGCTGTACCTGTTGCAGTATTTGAAATAGTATGAGGGATACTAGTTGTTACTGAAGTCTGATTAGCAGGGATAGTTACATTACCATTGTAGAAGTTAAAGTTACCTCCATCTGCACGTTTGAAGAACAGCGATACTGGAATTACTGTATCAGTAGGAGCTGCTTTATCAGCACTTACAGTGTAAACTACATTTACAACTGCACCTTGCTGAGCTGTAGCGGGACTAGAGATTGTACCAAAGTAATTGTAGTTTGGAGTAGGATTTGGATCTCCAGGATTAGTGTTACTTGCCAAAGTCACTGCAGAGAACATGTCAATTATCCCGTAACCAAGTTCGTTTGACCAACCATCTGCATTGTAAACATATCCACCAAGTTTTCTACATGAATTCTTGAGGATATCTTTTACTTGTGCTTCAGTAAGGTCTGGGTTAACTACAAGAACAGCTGCAGCTACGGCAGCCATTGCTGGGCAAGATGCTGATGTACCTGAGAATCCTTTGTAAGATTCTGGTCCATATCCAGAAGCTCCAGTTCTATCTACAGTTAGCAGGCTAGTACCTGGGGCAGCAGCAAATAGTTTACTACCATAGTTACTAAATCCTGCTTTAGTGTTATTTGATGCTGATGCACCAATAGCCATTACTGATGGATAAGCTGCTGGATTACTTGTAATAGTTGATGAATACTGGTTACCACTAGAAGCAAAGATTGGAATACCTTTACCACTTCTAGCTACAGTTTTAGCTGTATTCAATGCATTGATAAATACTGGGTAATTGTTAGTACCACCCCATGACATAGAGATTGCATAACACTTTGGGTTAGCCATTGCTTTGTTTACAGCAAGTGTAACAATCGTATCTGATGTAAAGAATCCACCACCAGTATTACTTCCATACCCGATATGTAGGAACTGAACTTTTAGTCTGTTACCTCCTAATGATAATACCCCAATATCATTGTTACATACTGCAGCAATAACTCCTGTACATGCTGTACCGTGCTTCTCATTCTCACTAATTGGGTTTACATCGGGTGCATTAGTCACACAGTTCCATGACAGTGGGCTAATTGCTCCTTGCAAATCTTCATGTCCTGTTTCACAAGCAATATCAAGTACAGCTACTTCTCCACCACCATCTCTTGGCATAATTGACCAAGCTTCTGCAGCTCTCATGTTTGGTAGGTGCCAATGTGCATTGTACAATTGTTCTGCAGTTGTCTCCATTGGTACGATGTAGTCAGGTTCTACACTAATGAATAGACCTGTTGCCATGATACTTCCATAGAATGAATCAAATGGAACGAAATCTGGAACTTCCACAAAGAAGGTACTTGTAAGATCAAATGAATCTTTAACTACGATGTTATTAGCATCAAGGTACTTCTTTGCTGAAGCATAATCTTTACCAATTAAGATAGCAAGTCCTGTAGATACTTGATCTAAAGATCCATCTACTTGGTTAACTTGTGATACCTTATTAGGATCAGGAGTTACTGGAGTATCGTCTTTAAAAACGAGAATTCCAAAAGGTTCGTGAATAGCAACCACATTAGGTTTGCTTTTGTTTTTGTTAAAGGATGCTTTGTCCTTAAATTTTACTGAGTTTATTTTCATGATATTTGATTAAAAAACTTTATAATACTGTAGAGTAGTACCTGCCATTGTCGTTAAAGCCCCTGATGAAGTTGAACACATGTGCCTTGCTTGCACTGTCCCTGTAGCAGTTAATGTTAAAAATCCTTCTAATGTGTATACATTCTTATTACTAGTTGGACTTGTGGTTGTTAATGCAGTTGCTGGTGAATTATAAGCACTTATTACATTTTGCACTATTGATGTATTAGAGTTCATAACGTATCCTGCAAGAGTTATAAGACTTGCTGTAGGGCCATTAAATGCATATGCCCCAAGTCTGTTGTTTGTAACTACAGATGTTAGAGCTATTAATCTTACCCAATAGGTTCCTGTAGTAGATGCTGTAAATGATAAACCAGTTATATCCTCGTAAGTATTTGCTGTAGCATTGTTATTTATTACATCAGAAGTAAGAACTACAGTAGTCCAGGGAGTTGTTACGTTAGATATACTATATCCTGTTGCAGTTTTAGCTCCTCCGTTAAAGCCTATGACTGAGAATCCAGCTCCTTCATGGTACTCTATTTTCTCTCCTGGAAGTATGGTAGCTGAGAATAGTGTGTATGTAGTCCCATTATCATTGAAGAGTATTGTTGGGGTTATACTACTAGAGTCAGCATTATAGATGCTAATGTAATCAACTATTCTTTGGTTAGATGCTGAAGGAGCTGGTACTAAAGTTACTGCGGTAGTATCATTAGTATTAGTTACAGTTCTAAGTGGAGTTATAGCTGATGATGTAGTATTTCTATATGAAACAAAACACTGTGCTTCAATTGTAGTTGAAGCACTCAGTACTACTTGTAAAGAATCTGTAGTTTGGGTAAGTATTAACATACTAAGTTAGTTGATAAAATTGAACCATTGATCCTTTTTTGATGGTGAGTGTAGCACCAGCTGCAACATCGTGACCAGCATATAGTCTTACTCTTCCATGACCTCCAGCTATAAATCCTCCTTCTATTCTTGAGCAGTTTTGTCCTGTATATGCACTAGTATTACTAGTAGCTCCTTGTAAAAAGTCTGTAGAGGTATAATGTATGAAAGCAGTAGAGGCTGTTAAACTTTCAAAATTTATTGCAGCATAGTTATTAGTTAAAGAAGAATTGTGAACATTAAACCTAACTCCAGTAGTTGTAGCATCTACATCATATAAAATAAAAAATTTGAAAAGATATATTTTATCCTGTACTACTGGAAACTCTAATCCTGGAACTGGATCAGATGATCCTAATGCTCTACTTGAAGTAAGGATTGAATCTGTTGGTAAATAGATAGTTTTAAAGCCTACATTGCTTATGTTTGAGCCAATCTCTGCAATTCCAGTTATTCCTCCTGCACTGTTTATCACCTTAAAGCCTTTACCGTCATGGTATTCTATTTTTTCTCCTGTATTTAATGATATTTTAAACAGGATATAAGTAACTCCATTGTCATTAAATCTTATTGTTACCTCTTGTGTTGCTGTATCTGTGTTCTGTATACTTAAGAAGTCAACAATTCTTTGAGTAGATGATCCAGGAGACTGTACTAAGTCTACAGCTGTAGTATTGTTTGTGGTTACTACTCTACTAGATGGAGTTATTGCAGAAGATGTAGTATCTCTAAATGCAGCATAGCATTGCAGTTGATTTGCAGCAACAGTTGCAGATAGCAACACTTGAATTGAATCTGTAGTATTTGCTAGGATTATCATTCTTCTAAATTTAACAAAGTTTGCTCAACATAGCATCTACCTTCTCCATCAGCAGCAATTAGATGGTATACTGCTCCCTCAATAAGCCATACAGTATAAGCTTTATCATGTATTATTATGGTATCTCCTATATTCATTAGCTTAGTTTTTGGTAGTATACTAAAGATCCAGCTCTTACGTTCATTGTACCAGAGGCCAACTCTTGCGCCATTCTACCTATGAGTGTTCCAGAAGTTGATACTGATATTATTCCTTCCATTGTTGCTATTGTTCCTGCTGTTACCGTATTTCCAGTTGCTGCTTCAGAAGAATCGTAATCTTTTGATATGTAAGTTGTTAAGTTATTAGGACCCGTACCTACATTAAATAATCTCATGTAAGATAAGTATGTAAGGGTAGCTGCACTATTAACTGCAAATCTATATGAAACAGAGGCATTAGCATGAAAGGTAGATATTACAAATCTAAACCAATAAGTTGAATTAGCATCCATAGAGAATGATAATCCAGTCATATTTACATACGTAGTACTAGTAGTAGTAATACCCGTAGATATTGATGCTACATTGACATTTCCATTAGATGTAATACTTTGATTTTCCCCAATCTTTAATGATCCATCTGCAGCTAGACTTCTAAATCCTTGCCCTTCTTGAAATTCTAGTTTTTCTCCAGGAGCTAATGCAATCTCTATTAACTTGTAAGTAGTAGAACTGCTATTTATATACACGGTTACGATTTCAGTACCAGTATCTGAGTTATAAATACTTAAATAATCTACAATTTTTTGAGCTGAAGCTGAAGGAGCAGATAATAACGTGACTGGGGTCGTGTTATTTGTGTTAGCTACAGCTCTATTTGGGGTGATAGTACTAGCAGTAGTATCCCTATAAGCTACATAACACCTAAGTTGGTTAGTAGTAACAGCAGATGCTAGCACTACTTGCAATGAATCTGTTGTATTGCTTAGTATGATCATATCTTAAGGAATGCTATTCTTTGTACTTGGTTAAAAGTTACTCCTCCTCCACTTACTGCATTGTCTACATAAGCTGTGGTTGCTAATTTAGTACTATTATCGTTAGCAGATGGTGTTGTTGCCGTTGGAGTTCCTGTAAATGCAGGAGATGCTAATGGTGCATATACTGTAGTATCTAGACTAAATGTATTAGCTGCAGTCATTTTTACAAATGAAGTAGAAGCATAAGTTAAACCTGCTAAGTTAGTAAGGTTAGAGTTAGATGCCTGTGCCCCAACAGTGTTATATGAGATAGTAACCGCTGCTGACCCATTAAATGTAGTTCCAGAAACATCTCCACTACCAGAGTTATTTATTGTCAAGGCATTAGTAGTAGTACCGCCACTACCTCCACCACCTCCAGAGTTAGCGTCAACGTAAGCCTTAACTGCTTTCTGAGATGGAACAATTAAGTCACTATTAGCTGATAGCGTACCATCAGTGCTAAGTGGAATTCCTTTTGTATACCCTTGTGCCATTAGTTATAAGTTTCTTCAGTTGTTATTGATACTCTTATTTGGTTAGCTGTTGTTCCTCCTCCAATTGGGGTTGCGCATATTGCAAAGTAAGTGTAGTTATCTGCAGTTCCTGTTCCTCTAACACCATCTACTAGTTGCCACATATTTTTTACAGATTCAGGAACTTTAAAAGTTATAGTTTCTCCTGCTGCTACAAATCCCCCATAGATTATTGGCCCAGTAGGCCTTAGTGCACCAGTACCAGTATTTATTTCTATTAAAGAGTTTGAATCTAAAGAAGTAAAAGTTGTAGATACTGCATTACTGTAAACTAATTCCCAGTATAGTGGTACAGTAGCTGTAGATAAAAATGTTATTGTATCAATAGTTGCAAAAGTAAAATATGTAGATGTTGCACTATTATAACTAGCTTTCTTTCTTATTCTTATTATACTTGTACTTATTCCCGAACTTATAGTAGCATTATAGGTAGTTGACGTAGAAAATTTGTATTTATTTTTAAGTTTTATTTCATTTGGATTCTCTTCTCTAAATACAACTCCTCCATATAAGTCAAAGAATACTTCATTTGATGTTAAAGAGGGGCTACTTCCAGATGTTCTTCCATATCCTGCTGTAAGTCTGCAACTATTTAAAAATGGTCGAAGCGTAACAGGTGTGCCTCCGAGTAGACCATTTCCAAAACCATCACTGATAGATTTATTTACATTGTACATAGCTGCTGCTCTACAGAATTTACTTCCTACCATGAATCCCCATTCTGTCTCTCCGTGTCCTCCCGATCTATATTCTATTGATAGGACTTGAATTTTTGTAAAATCTAAGGTTACTCCACTAGGTCCAGTTCCATCAAATCTATCTTCCCACTCATCTTTACTTAAGACAATTTTGCTTACTGAACTTATTGTAGTTAAAGTTAAGCTTAGAGTTATTCCTAACGGATTGGTTGCAGTTATAGCAAGAGGGTCTAGTTTAAGTCCTATAAACCCACTTTTACCATCTTCATTATTAACAGCGTTATCATTTCCTATTCCAATCCACATAATTCTAGAGGCAGGAATAGGTGTACTTGATAATTTAAAAGATATATATGCTTTTATAGTAGAGTTTCTTGTGATGTTTATAAGTCTTCTAGTTTGTATAGAAGCAACTGCTGGGGTCAGTCCAGTAAGTACGCTAATAGCTTTAAATTGTACCTTATTATCTATAAATTTTACTGCAGATAGATTAGCAAATGATCCAACTATATCTATTCCAATGTAGTGTGTAAAAAAATTTAATCCTGCTTCTGGAGCACCAAATACATTAACATTCCAAGTATTGGTAGAGGCATAAGTAAAATTAAAAAAATCATAGTCAGATACCTCAGATATTCTAACTTTAGAGAATGAGTCTAAGTTTACTGAGTCATTTATTGATATGTCTCTATATATTCTTTCTAAAGGCATTATCTAATCTCTTTAAATCTTATCAATCCTCTGCAGGTAAATGTTCCTCCAACTATAGAGGTTGCTCTTAAAGTTAATTGCCCTAAATCTCTATTTGCTCCTGATCTATCTAAAGTTAAAGGATACCTAGTCGATATAGTTGCGTCAAATGACGCTTTACTTTGATTAGAACTAGTTGCATACCCAGAGTCAATAACTATTGGGGAGCCTGACATAACTCCTCCAGTTAAAACTTCTGTTCCTGAATATGTTGTATTTACATTTGCAGCACCTACACCAGAAGTCAATGTTTGACCTACTACTAACTCCCAAAACACTATGTTAGTTCCTGATCCAGTAATAATAATATCTATACCTGTGGGAATTAGTTTAATCCTATTAGTAATAGAGTTAAAGGTAGTTCTTGGGCGAATAGATAGCATATGAGTGGGTGATGTAGTTACTGATATATCTGTAGAATTTGCAGCTACAAAGTCATACCCAAACAAAGCTGCGGAATCAATTCCTCCTTCGCTTACTACTGCTGAGCAAATAAAGTTCATTGTAGTAGATACTGTTCCTGTACAGGTCATCCCAACTCTAACTGGAAGGTTAGCAGTTTGAATGTATGGGTATTCTACTAAGTTGGCATGTAGAAACTCATGGCAATAGATTATCTGCCCATCAATATCAAATCCAACTCTAACTCTTCCTACGTACAACGCTTGAAAGTCTATTACTAAAATTTGAGTCTTAGTAACGTCTAGTGTTATTCCACTACTTCCAGTGCCGTCTAGTTTATCTAGATTCCATGAGGATTGTACTACAGTTTGATCACCAAGTGTGGTATCAGAATAAATAACAAATTGTCTAGTAGTCCCATTTAGTTGAAACTCAATTCCGTTATTTCCATCTGATAATCCAGCAAACTTTAACGTGTTAGCTACCGCAGCTATCATGTTGAATGTGATAAATACAAGCTGAGACTTACTAGGCTGATAAGGAATGAATTCATAACTCTGCATAAACGCTTGCCCCCCAGTTGGAGTTGAGGCAAACGTCAATAGAGTATTTCTATTAGTAGTATCATGAGTTACTGTAGCCCCTGTACCGCTTGCTACTTGTTCAAATAGCAATGGATTTAAGTTGTACGTAAACTGTGACGAGAACGCAGTGACAGGCTGTGATACTCTTAGTCTGCTGAATGCATCTAAGTTAGGACCATCCTTAATTGAAACTCCGCTATCTACTATTGTGTATGATGAATATCCTTGTGCCATAGGTTATTAGCTTATTTCTGATCCAACTGCAGTGAATGATAAGTTAGCAGTAGATGCATAGATACGTATTTTATCCGTAGCCCCCAAAGTTAACCCAATTGTTGCAATAAACGTATCGCTTTGCCCAATGATTAAATCGTAGTAGATGTAATCTTTGTTAGCTGTAGCTGCCCCAGCCACTGAAGCTGAGATTCTAAACGTAGCCGTAGCTGACGATGAACGATTGCAGACAATTATTGAACTAACTACGGCTTGTGTAGCAGCAGGAACAGTGTATAGATCCACTGCTGTAGTTGCTGCTGGGGCTTGTTGCCCTAATATTTTATAAGTTGTTGGCATTTAATTTTATTTTTTACGCTCCCATTAACATGAATACTGAATCTAGCCCTATAGTTCCTGTTCCACCTCCACCACCTGTTGAATTAATTGTAACTCCGCCTACTCCATCGTCAACTATAGTAATGTTAGTACCTTGCTTTAAGTCTAAAATACTTTGAGAACCATTAGCAACAGTATTTGTACGCAAAGTTAATCCACTTGCAGAGAATGTTGCTGCTTGCCATGCGCTAGCTGCTGTATTATAAGATAGTACTTGCCCATTTGTTGGACTAGCTGCACTTACATCAGTTAAACTATCTAAGGTTGTTGGGATAGTTGGTGTGCCAGTTAAATCCGCATAATCTCCGCTTGTTGCAACAGTTGATAACGTAGTATAACCAACCTCTCCAGTTGTTGCATTGGCAATGTTTAGTACTTGCCCAGCTGTCCCAATATTCTGTGGACGAATGTATACTCTTTGTGAGTTTATTTTAATTCTAGATGTTCCAAGTAATCCAGGGAAATCAGAAGTTGCTACTAAGTCTATTCCTCTATACAATCCTCCTTCGCTAGTAGCACTAGATGCTATTTCAGCAGTGTAACTACCAGTATCCGCTCCACTGTTATCTTCATAGTATCCTGAGGATGTTATCTTAGTCTCTCCCCCTATCTCTATTTCATAGTTAGCGGTGTAATTTGCTGCTGATAGATTTGATACTATGTTTGATAAGACGTATCCATCACCATTTGTAACATAAGTGGTACTAGATAAACTAACGTCAAAGTGTTTCTTTAATAAGTTTATACTTTGTATATCCCCTAAGTGTTGTAGATATAATGATGCTTTTACTCCTGAATTTATATTTATTGGTTCTGTACCATCTGTGGAAGTACTTAAATAAAAACTTAGAACTTTGTCTAAACCAGGGTTAATTGCATAATAGTTATATATATTTCCAGCATCTAGTGATCCTGTTCCATCTGTATTTATACCTCCATGTAAAAAAGTAGATGTATAGGAAGAAGATAGATAATCATCCGCAAATCCTATAAAATCAGTATATGGAGAACTTGTAAGGTCAGGGAATATAGATCTCTCTAATTTGTTTCCTCCTGCAGATGTACTTGAAAGTACTATTCTTCCATCATCTGTAGATGTTGATCCTGATCCTCCAGTTGAAACACTAAAATAATTACTACCATTAATAATAAAATTTTTTTGAGTAAAGTATAAAGTGGTGTTATTGTAGAATTGACCTCCCTCTGCAAATGGACCTGTTGACTGACCCCCATTTAATAAGTAATCTACAGATATTGTTGCTAATTGTACTTTACCATTATTATCTACTCCTAGGTATGCTGATGGAACTGCACCAGCATACGATTGTGTTCTAGTAATAATCTTTGTAGTTGCACTATTATACCCTGATCCTGAGTTTGTTACTGCAATAAATAATACTTCTCCTTCTCCAAACTCAGCAACGGCTGTTGCAGTTGTTCCTGATGGTGGGGCAGATATAGTGACAGATGGTACTGTAACGTATCTAGTTCCTTGATTAGTAAGTTTTATATACTCTACTTGTCCACTAGCTGTTAACGTAGCAGTTGCTACTGCGGTTACTCCAGTAGTCCATCCTGATCCTCCAGCTGGGGGTGCAGCTATAGTTACTGTAGGGGGCGATACATATCCAGATCCTGGATTAGTTATTCGTATTCTTTTTAACGAGTATCCTAATGTTGGACCAAAGGTTGCTCCAGTTCCTGATGGGGAAACAGCCTGTACACTAACAGTATCTCCATATTTTATTCTAGGTCTAAATGCATCTGAGTATACAAGACCTACACTAGTTATCTGTCCAGAAGTAATATTTGGGGTTAGAAGAGATTTAAAAAGATCAGTATAAGTGGGTCTATATCCTGGAAGAGTAATTTCTCCATTGCTACTTAACACTATTCCATCATATTCATCATTTATTGTAGATGTTCTTGTGCTTATAGCTAGCGTACCATTATTTGATGAGTCTCTATATACTTTAAAGTTTGCAAGACGTTCAATGTCAGTGGTTCCGCTAGTCTGAGCTTCAAAAGAAAACTCCAATCCAGTGTTAGGTACAAGTCCAGAAGTTGTAGCAGATCTTGTTAATCTTAAAGTTAGTAGATTGTACAGTTGATTTGCCCCAAATGTATCTCCTGCAGTTAAACTTAACGCGTTAGCAGTTGTAGAGTTTGTTAATCCTGTAGTCTTTTCAATTAATATACCTGGAGTACTAGGAGTTGAATATCTAGTTATAGATGAATAAGCTTCGTCTGAATCTGAGTATGCATATAAAGGTAACCCTTGCTTTGCTTTAGAATGTATAGTAGCATTCTTTGACAAGTTAGCAGATGATCTTCTATATAAGTTAGTTGGGGCTGTAGTTACTGGGGCGCCTTTACCTTCTGCAGAGAGGGCATGATTATCATTAGCTCCTACATAAAATGCTGATCTACCTGCTGAGTACGCTGTAGTCTCTGTTATTCTTAGTGGGGCAGTACCTGGGGATGAGTAAGCTGTCGAACCTGCTGTAAATGTTAATGAGTACTGACTAGAGTTAAACGTATTGATAGTTGTATCAAAGTCTAGACTTCCCCCAAGGATAACATTACCTCCTGAGAAACTCAATCCGTTGTCAGCCCCAACTGAAGTAATAGCACTTAATGGAGTGTTTATCCACTGAGTTGTGGCAAGGTTATACTGCAAAAGATCTCCTCCAGCTACAGACGTAATAGTTACATCAGTAAGATCGTTAATAGCCTTATTGATTGTGAAGCTTCTATCTACTGTTAGATCTTGTGAAACCCCATCAATAGTCAAAGTCCTAGTTCTAGGGACATACGTAGATGCGGCAGTAGCTGAGGTTAAGTAGCCTGCAGATGCGTGGTTACCCCATCCAAATGCTGTATCCCAGTTAGCTGAGTTATCAGTCAGATAAGTAATCGTCCCTGCAGTAGACTTAACTATCCCTGTTCCTGAGAGAGCAGCCTGCTTACCATTAAACGTATTCCAATCAGTAGAGCTTAAAAACCCACTTTGTGAGGTTGTAGCTTGAAGGATAGACAGAGTCCTATCTGCAGTCAAGTCTCCCCCACCTTGTAACGGGCTAGTAGTCCCGATAATTCTTGAGGATGCTATTGCCCCAATACCTGCTGCAGTATAGTTAGGGATGTTAAGGACATTACCTGTAAAAGTAGCAGCCCCACTATTACCTATTGTAGTAAATGATGAGATTCTTTGAGAGTAAGCTGTATCCCAATTGCTAGAGTTATTAGTTACATAACTGATTGTACCCCCTGAAGAATTTACCAGACCAGTACCAGTCAATGCAGCTTGGTAATCTGTCCCTGCTACAGCAGCTGATACTGCAGTTCCATTCCCCTTTAGTAACCCTGATACTGTAGTCCCTAAAGTAAGAGTTGGGTTGGTAGCATTTAAGTCTGATACCCCTGAGAAACCATTAGCAGTTGCAACAGATACCCCTGTTACTCCTCCCCCTCCCCCACCTGTACCACTAATAGTAACTGTTACAACTGAGCCTGCTACTGTTGCGGTTACTGGGGTTCCTACAAACTTAATCTGTGATGGGTTGGTAATTAATGAAGTAGTCTCATCGAATATCTCAAGAGCAGTTTGCTTATTATTAAATGCAGTAAAGTCTCCTGAAGCTAGATATCCATTCTGTGATCCAGTGGCAACTTGAATTGAGAATACCCCTGTAGTGTTGTTATAGAATAAAGGACTTGTAGCACTTAAGTCTGTTAGCCCGATAGCCCCTAAAGAAGTCAGTGTATATAGTGGCTTACCCCCAGCAGTTACCCCATCCCCAATGTAGACTTGGTAGGTGTCTGTTGTATACAAAAACTCCCCTTGTTCGGGGGTTATTGATGTTCTATCTGCTGATAATCCACGACGTATTCTAAGAGCCATTCAGTTTTAATTTAAAAAGTTCCACAGTCTACAAGTACATTCTCGTTAGGGGTGAGGAATGCCCCACAGTCAATAAGCACATTAGAGTTAGTACTAACCCCACTGCTAGTAGCAGTAGATGTAATAGTAGTAACCCCAGCATCATTAGTAGTAAGTGTTATCCCAGTCCCTGCAGCAAAGAAGTTAGACAAGTATTCAAACTTAAATACATCTTGCCTTTCTTGATAAACCTTAGCTATAAGTACTTGGTTATGCCTAATATCATCGACTCTATAAATCTCATTGATCTCCCCAGATGGGTCTACATCAATGAGTTGCTTAAGACTAGTCTGTACTTTATCAATCTTTGTAAGCTTCATCTTAACTTAGTTCTTTTTAATATGAGCCTGTATTCTAAGATGAGTCTTCTCTTGCTCTGCAGCCATTATCCCCATAATCCCTCTCAGCTCTTCATAGCTAAACTGACAGACAAACTTTTCCCCCTCATCTAAGAACTGCACTACCTTATCATCTACGTACACTAACATGTAAGTAAGCTGATCTTCCTCAGTAGTAAATGGGGGTTGATACAGCCCTGCTTTAATGTTAGTTGCCATACGAGAAATTTTGAGATAAAGATAAACTAAATTTCCCAATTGGGCACACCTATCCCCTTAGGATTTTTTGTTTAAAATTGAGTTTCAGTTCTGCCGTCTTTAGCCTTCGGTGGGACATTCCATTCTTCCCTATAGTCGTAATCCACCCCAGAACCTTATGTCAATTCCTTTTTAGCAACTATCGGGGACAACTTTCATACTCTATGTAATTGAAAGTGAGTATGATAGAACCCAACGTCTGACCCCTTACTTACTCTTTGGCCCTCAGGGGTGATCATTCAAGTTGAATGGTTGCTGTCTGCAAATGTAGCAAATTATCCTTGACCTCTACTAACTTTCTTGTAAAGTTTTGAGCTCTTCAGTTTAGAGAACTTTTTCTTAGAATGTACCCCTGGACGTTTCTTTCTAGGGTTTGGGGACCACGAGTTAACTGTATTTGCTTTAGCCATTTAGTTAGAATTTTGTAACAAATCTAATGTGAAAAATGTTACGAGTTAACTGCACAGAAAACTTGACATAAAATTTTTTTAACTGGGGAAATTTTTTGATAGTGAGATCCTACGTATTCAAAGACCCCCGCTAAGTTTTGGAGGATAAGTATATCCCCCATAATAATTTATTCGTAAACTTCATAAACTCAAACACAATGAGCAAGAAAACACCAGTTCAACAAGCAAGCAACATGGTTGCTGCTGCTTCCGCATCACTTTGTTTCAAGGAGAATAAACTTTCAGGTATTATCCTCTCTACTCGTGATGTACTCAAAGACAACGATGAAATCGAAGTCATTGACGGTAAAGTTGTATTCGTGGGATTTGCATCCCTCGATGAACAATTTACAAACGAAACTCAAATGATTCGTTTTGTTCACAACAAACATCCTAAGTTTAAGATGATTGTTGAAGCTGCCCGTAAACAGGGCATCATCACAAACGAAGAGAAGTAATCATTCGTTTAAAAAGAGGGGACATTCGTCCCCTTTTTTTGGTTTAATTCTCGTGTTGTTACTCGTTACTAATAAATTATTATGTGTGTTGGAGAGATTGATTGCCAATACTCTCACATCCATTAAGTGTGGTATCATGATGACTATCTAATTAGTTATATAACATGGTATCACACTTCATCATCTTATGCTTGCTTAACATAGGCATAGATAAGGTATAGCTATAACCTATAGTAATACACATTGAATACATACTATAAATGTATCATATGTATAGCTGCTTCTCACTGATGCTTAAAGTGTTACTCTTGTATTCAATAACTTAAATCAATATCAATAACTTAAATCATCATGAATTACACACTTAATTTCATCAAAGTAATTACTCAGATTGCAGTAGTTGCTACCGTTACATTCATTACTCCTGCTGTATTACATGCAGCAATCATGCTTAACCTCCATCATTACTTCATGGATATCATGAGTGGTGACTATCAATTCGGGATGGGCTTTGCAACTGTAATCATCACCATCATATACGTTGTAGTATATAGCATGGAGATGGAAGAACGTGCTGAACGTAAACGTATTAGTCTTAATCAAACTCTCAAGTTCTAATAATATAACACTATGAGAAATACTAAGACTAAATTTGCTGAAGATTTAACAAGCTTTGCACTTGTTATCTTAGGTATTATCCTAGTGATAATACTAATGTCATCTTGTGCTACTAATAAAAGTAGCTATTATCAAGATCATTTAAGATCTACACACAATCACAACTTTGTCAAACAAGACAATGGTGGTTGTGGGTGGAATAGATAGGACTTTAACTATTGGACTTCATACAATAGTGGCTTGACGGTGAGGCTTAAACCGTTATTTACTTTTAAATCAATAACAAACACATATAAAATCATGACAAGAGAAAGAGCTAAAGAACTTCTCCCTGTATATATTGCATGGATTGAAGGCAAGACAGTGATGTACAAAGATCATCACGGAGAGTGGGCAGAGATAGATCACTCCATTGGATTAGGTATGGATCCCTCTAAGTATAAAGTAATAGAGGAAGAATGCATCATTCCTGAAGAATCTACACCTGAGTGGTTCATTGATATGGTCAATGAGGATGCTAATCCAGATGATGACTCAGAGTATCGTCAGTATCGTGAACGTCCTAATGTACCAGAATACATCATTGCATCTATCAGTGATGATGCTTGCGAGACATATGTATTCGAAGCTACTGCTGATGGTAAGATAGTATCATATGAAGAGTATGGTGGGTTAGCAGAAAGATGGGGTGATCTCAGATGGTGGGATGTTGTAGCTGCTGTTAATTCATGCATGCCGAATACATACCATTTGATATCTTCTAAAGGTAATCACTATCTATTCAAGTTAGTTACACCTGATGAGTGCACTTATTTCGATGGTGATGAATCAGATAGAATCAGCTACTAATATGAAGACACTTACCTACATCAAGAGAGTTGAGATAGAAGAAACAATACCGTTTCCTATCATCACATTTGTTGCTGAGAAAGTGCGAGTTAGTACAGGATATAGCTCATGGTTTGACATGGGCTATACTCCTAGACTCGATGGTCTGACATTACATGAGTATCGTAAACTCCATAATGCTTGGGATAGAGATATCGAGAAAGCCTTAGAAGAATATGTAAAGACTACATATAATCTAAGTAATGGATGGGGTTATATAGATCACTATGTCTATTCAGCTAAACAACTTGGGATGCCTGAGCTTCCTAAGATTGATCCACAAACTAATGACGATCATGCTGATCTAGTTAGAATGTTTACAGGGGCTTAGTCCCCTTTTACTAATGCAGCCAGTGTAACAACTGAAGGTCACAAGCCCTTTAATGCAGAGTGGTAAAATCAATTCATTCATTTAATTTATTATTTAATCATCAAAATCATGATGAACAACACAATCAACAGTGGCTCATTGCAGGGATTGCAAGTGGGTCAAACCCTTTTACTCCAAGCTCGTAAGGTTAATGGAGGTAAGATTCAATTGGAATTTGCTGAGATTGTCAAAACACAGTCTACTGCAGCAAACCCACTTGCTATCTTTAACAAGTCAGACGACCGTTTCTCACAAGGTAATGGTGCTCGTCGTGCTTGGCTTACTGCTGAAGCTAAGGATGCTTCAGTTTATCTCAACATCAACCTGATGGATGATGCTGATTGGGAGGTTGACCAAATGGGACGTGAGATTCTCCCATTGAATGTCATCAATCCAGTAGCTCACATCAATGGTGAAGCCTTCCCAATGAAAGTAGAAGTTTTCGAGACTGTAACTCCTACAGATTGGCAGGCAAGCAACATCGAAACTGCGGCTAAACGTCGTGGTAAAGATGGAGACTTCATCACTCACAAGGGCATGTACATCTTTGCTAACACTCGTGTAGTGTTTAACAAAGCTAATCATGACTTCCTTGAGCCTGATGCTGTTAAGTCAAACGTATCTACTGGCATTCCTGCTGGTAAGAGCTTTGACTCTAGTCCGTTCTTCAGCTAATCATAGCTGAGTAAATCAGGTAGCTCAACTGGTAGAGCACTGCAAGTTCCGTTGAACTCTTGCAGAGGTATGGGTTCGAATCCCATCCTGATTTCAAAAACCCTATCATTGTGTACTTACGAATAACCATTGAATAGACTATAGCAGGTTTGGGGTTACCTGCTGTCTGTTCTCTGGTATATAATCAAGAGAAAACAAGGGACACTGTCCGTTTGTTACTAGTTACGAAACAATTAAAAATCAATAACTGTATGTCGAGAATGAAATTAGTATTTGACTTGATGGAGTCTGGGACTTATCAAGCCTTTGAACTACAAGCTATGATGGCTGCTGAACGTGGAGAGAAACACTTCCAGTTTGGTAATGCATCATATGACGTAGAATTTGCTGCCAATGTGATGGCTTATATTTACCACAAAATTGCACAACAACAACATGAACAACATTTTCTTTATCAGCAAGAACCAAGCACTGATAGCGAGTAGTTTTAAATCATGTACAATTGAAGAAGCTGTTGAAGATCTACTAACCAGTAAGGTATTAGGCGTAGATACAGAGACAGAAGGATTTGATTTTACATGTAAGAAACTACTTATGCTGCAAATCGGTGATGCAGAGCGTCAGTATGTAATTGATTGTAGAGATCTAACTTATGCAGATCAGGTGCAATTGAACAGAGTATTAAACAATGAGGATATCGTAAAAGTATTCCACAATGCAAAGTTTGATTACAAGTTCATTAAGCATTATCTTAAGATAGATACTGTAAACATTCATGATACATACCTATGCGAAAAGATTTTACACTGTGGGAAAACTGATTACGGATTTGGACTGGCTAAGCTTGTCAAGAGATATCTTGATAAAGAGTTAGATAAGTCTGTGCGTAATAGGTTTACTCAAACATCATCAACTCCATTTGATGACTCTCAAATTATCTATGGTGCTAAGGACGTTGAGTATCTAATAGACATTTACTTTCAACAAGTAGATCTATTACAACTTCAGACTCTAAGCAATGTAGCTAAACTCGAGAATCAAGCTGTTGTTGTATTCTCTGAGATTGAGTACAATGGGCTAGAGATTGACACCATTCAATGGAAGAAGCTAGCTGATAGGAATAAGCAAGAAAGTTTCCTTTTAGGGAAACAATTAGACACGAGCCTTTTATCCTATTCAGAGTTCGAAATGTACAGAGCGAAGAAACAACTAGACTTATTCTTAGATGAGTCAGAGTTAAAGGATTCAACAGTTAACTGGGACAGCCCAAGCCAAGTGCTTAAGATATTCCAGACTTTATTCCCTAAGATTGAGGATGTAAATGGTAAGAAGCTAGCTCCTTATCGTTATAAGCATCCATTGATTGATGAGTACATCAAGTACAAGGAGAAGAGTAAACTAGCATCAGCATTTGGAACAAACTTTAACAGCTACATTAGTTGTGATGGTAAGGTGCATACTAACTTTCAACAGATACTAGACACAGGTCGTGTGTCATCTAGTGAACCTAATATGCAACAGATACCAGCAACTAATGAGTATCGTAATTGTTTTGTTGCTCCACATGGATGGGTGTTTGTATCCTCTGATTACTCAAGCCAAGAGTTGAATGTAATTGCTTACGGTTCTGGAGATCCTGTATTCCTCAAGTCACTACGTAATAATGAAGACTTACACTCTGTATGTGCTGAGTTAGTATTCGGACCAGTGTGGAAGAATGCAGCAGAAGATGGTTGTACTTACTATCAGTATACACAGAAGTGTGAATGCAAGGAACACAAGAAGCTTAGGACACAGGTTAAGACAATCAACTTTGGATTGGCTTATGGAATGGGGCCTAAGAAACTTAGTGAGACTATTAACTGTTCAATGACTGAAGCAAAGGATTTGATTGATAAGTATTTCAAAGCTTTCCCTGCTATTAAAAGATTCCTTGAGGATCAGGGAGAGTTTGGAAAGAGGTACGGGTTTGTTACTACGTTCTTCCCATTCTATAGGAAGAGATGGTTTGACAGCTGGACCCCAAAAATGTACGGAGATAGAGACAGCTTTATGGAGCTTGGATCTATTGAGAGAGCGTCTAAGAATACCCCAATTCAGGGTAGTTCAGCAGATATGACTAAATTAGCACTTGTATATCTTTATAAAAGAATCAAGAAACATAATTATCCTGTTAAGATAGTAATGACTGTTCACGATCAGATAGACACCATTTGCCCTGAGTATTTTGCAGAGGAATGGAAGATCTATATGACTGAGGAGATGGAGAGAGCTGCTAATAAAATCATACGTAACGGACTACTAAAAGCAGAGACATCAATAACTAAAGTGTGGAGTAAGTAACATGACACAAGAAGAGCAAATCAAAGTACTTAATCTATTAATGTGGTTACAGGTATCAGTGTATGCATCAGATAATTGCGAAAGTATCAAGTGGTTTTATAATCACAGAACTAAGCAGTCACTAAAGCAAACTGTTGATACTATCGTTAAGGAGCATGGTAAAACTATTATGGCTATGTGGGATGCAGACGGAGTTCAAATGCCTTTGGTAACAGAGACAATGGACAAGTTTGCTAAACTAATAGCTGAGTTAGATTACTATAAACTCCCTGATATTGTCCTGTTATTACAACTATACAACGAAGGTAAATTAGACACATTACTAAATCAAAAACTACAAGAACATGAGTAATTATCCATTAGGGGCAGAACATGACCCAAAAGCACCCTGGAATCAGCTACATGAGTACTGTCCATACTGTGATACTGCAGAAATGGGGGATATTGCAAGAAGCATGGCAGCATCAAAAGCTGAAGAGGCTAATAAATCTATTGCTAATCCAGATGAGCACATGACAGAAGATGATTTCTATGATGAGTGCTATCAAAAAGTACATGATGAAAGTAGTCTATGTAGACAGTGTTATTTAGATGATCATGCAGATGATTGGAGGGATGATCAATGAGAGTAGATGCACAGAAAATAGTAAAGCATTTGATTAACAAGATGTTTGAGTATGCTCATATACCACAGACTTACGATGATATAGTAGATCGTAAAGATGAGTGGTATCACGAGTTTACAATGACTCAAGAACAATCAAATGCATTCAAGGATTATGCTATTCGTTATCTAAAGAGAGAGCTTAAGTCTAGCTACTACAAGGCTGACACAGAGTATCAATGGTTTGATCTCATGTGGGGACTTAAGATATCAGATATAGATGAGAATAATAACTATGAAAATTTAGAAGAGTGAACAGAAACCTTGGATTTAAAACGACTCGAGTAACTTTTAAGTCTGACCAGTAATTCAACAGGGGGGTGTAGCTGACTCCCCCTCTTCTATTTTTAGTCAGGTGGCAGAAATGAGTAATTGCAAGTGTTCTTCAAACGGCAAGTGTACATAGCCTACCTTTTTACAGGTTCGAGTCCTGTCCTGACTACAAATGCCTCCATAGCTCAGTTGGATAGAGCAACAGATTTCTAATCTGTGGGCCTCAGGTTCGAATCCTGATGGGGGTACTAATCAAATTTTATTAACCATGTTTACCTTATTAGCTACAGTAGTGGGCTGCTTGATAGCACATGCCCTTTATGATCTTTACAAACAAACTAAAAACAATTCTAATTATTAACTATGGAGGAACTAACCTTAGATCAACAAATAGAAGTTATCAATCTACGTGTAGAACGTAGACAGCTTCTAGCAGAAGAGCCATCAGATGACACAGGGATGAAATCAAACCTAAAGAAACGTCTCACTGTCAGTGGAAGGCTCTTCGAATTAACACGTAATCCAATTTATATTCACTTTTAATCTTAAAATCAAATGTTAGTAGTAAGTATCGTATCAGTAGGTGCATTGATTGCATTCTTTCTTTATCACAGGTATGTAATTACCAAACTTGAGTATTCTTTATTGAATCTTGAGGCAGAGATTGATTATCTCGAAGATGTTCTTCAGACTGTTAGAAAGCAGACTAATGAACTAGAGCGTATGATGACCCCTAAAAGTCAGGTTAAGAAGACTGCTAAGAAGCGTGGTCGTCCTGTTAATCCTAACAGTGTTCGTCAGAAGAAAATGAAAGCTTCTAACTAATGGAGAACACAGACGAGGTATCAGAAGCTCTGCTAAAGATAGTAGAGCTAAAGACTGGTATTCCCAGACTAGAAATCTTTAAGAGTAATCGTAAAAGAAAGTTTGTAATGGCTCGTTGTCTTTACGTCAATCTACTGCATATCTACACAGACTTGTCTGAGACAGAGATAAGCAATAAGATTGGTAAAGACAGGGCTACTGTGTATCACATGTACAAGGTTCATGATGACCTTATATCTGTTGATAAGCACTACGTTAAAATGTTTGAGGAATGCTCAGATAAATACGTAGCTATGGTGTGTACTGCTAAGTACATGCTTATAGATCCTGCTATCCTCATGGAGAGGGTAAGAAGAGCTGAGCTAGAAATTAAAGAGCTCAAAGAATTATTAACCGTGAGATTATCTATTCAATCTAATGACGAACTTGTTACAGGTTAAAGACACAGAACAACGTACAGCTTTAAGGTCATGGGCCAAAGCAGGGTACAGAGGTTCTGTTATTGCAGGTACAGGCTTCGGTAAGAGTAGAGTTGGAATCATGGCAGTCGGAGAGCTATTGAGAAGGAATGATGGGAGAGGACTAGTATTAGTCCCTACTAATCAGCTTCAAGATCAGTTCAAAGATGAGTTTGGGAAGTGGGGTTATGACGATGTACTTGATAGAGTAGATATTCTATGCTATCAGTCAGCATGTAAATTATCTGGGGAGACTTATACAGTAACCGTAGCAGATGAGGTACATCTTGGGCTAAGTCCTATCTATCGTACAGTCTTCACTGACAACACTCATAAGATGCTGCTATGCATGACTGCTACTCTGCCCGAGGAACCTGATTATCGTACTCTCTTAGTTAACCTTGCTCCCCCAGTTTATACAATAACTCTTGACGAGTGTGTGGCCAAAGGATTGGTTGCCCCTTACAAGATTAATTGTATAGCTGTGGAGCTAACTGACGAAGAGAGAAAGGATTACAAGACAGCTAATAACATGTTTGTACACTACAAGTACAAGCTTGGACAGTTTGATTCCTTTAACAGGGCTAATCAAATCTTAGCTAATCCTCAATCTGCTAGTCCTGAGGATAAGAAGAATGCTGCTATGTTCTACAAGGCTATCAGAGATCGTAAAGAGATAGTCCAAAAGGCTCATAACAAAATTCTTTATACTGCTCAGATAGCTAAGGCTTTTCCTGATAAGAAGATACTAACCTTCGGGGGTAGTAATGAGTTTACTGATTCTATGCATGAGGCAATTGCAAATGAAGGCATCCCTGCAGCTAGATATCATTCTAAACTCAAGAAGAAGGAAAAGGATGCAGCTCTCAAGGACTTTAAAGACAGTACTGTAAAGGTGCTGTGCTCTACAAAGGCCTTGAATCAGGGCTTTGATGTGCATGATGCTAACCTTGGTGTTATCTGTGGCCTTGACTCAAAGGCATTGCAGATGATTCAAAGGGTCGGCCGTCTCCTCAGATTGTCTGATAAAGACAAGGTGGGAGAGGTCGTAGTTCTCTATGTGAAGGATAGTCAAGAGGAAAAGTGGCTGGAAAATGCCATTAAAAATTTATCCAATATCAATTGGATTGATGGAATTTCTTCTTATATTTGAAAACGATTCAGTATAGATAGTATAACAGAAATCTTTATGATCATTGAACTTGATACTGAAAGGCTTACTAATCTTGGCTTATGTCCTGATGAGTATGTTTACTTGTTACTGCTGAGTCGTAAAGAAATTGATCCTAGTTTAAAGTTAAATGTTGATTTAGAGTTATTGCAAACCAATGGGTGGATCAAAATCGGGGAGGATGACGATGTTACATTAAGGGATAAGTTTGAGACAAGCACTCTCTCAGACTTCGATCAGATGTGGCATGGTCTCCTCTCCCGATTCCCCCTAAAGGTTATCAACAATGGACAGGTGAGAATGCTAAGAGCTAAAGATCCTGACTCTAAAGCAAATTCCAAATCCAAAGCTAAGTACAAGAAGATTGTGGGGACTGATAAGGAGAAGCACGATAGGATTATCAGCTGCCTTAACAGAGAACTTGACTTTCGTAGGAAAGGTAATGGCTTAGGCTATATGCAGATGCTTGACACATGGATTAATAATCACAGTTGGGAAAAGTACACAGACACAAATGACACAACAGAGCCTGAATCAACCACAGGACGAATCACAAGATCACTCTAACAACTTAGACGAGACTTTAAAAGAGTTTCGTCACATCTCAAAATCAGTAGATAAATCAATCGAAGAGATCAAGCTTGCTAAGCTTGGTAATAGGATTGTCTTCCCTACTGGATGGGATAGGTTGAATAAGAATCTTCTTGGTGGTTTGCAGCCTGGGAAAATGTATGTAATTGCTGGGAGACCAGGTGTAGGGAAATCAGCTTTCTCTAACCAATTGGTCTTCGATCTTCTAGACAAGAACAAGGACAAGAAAATGATTCTCCTTTATTGGAGTTTCGAGATGCCAGACTATCAACAGATTATGAGGGCAGCAGCTAACGATGTTAAGCTGCAGTTCTCAGAGCTGTATAGTATCGAGTCCCCAATCTCTGACGAGAAGGTCAATGACTATGAGAAGGCAGTAGATAAGTATCGTAAGTACCCGATATTCTTCTGCTCTATTCCTCAGAATATGGTTAAGATTAAAGAGGTGAACAACAGGGTGAATATCAAATTCCCAAACCACACAATAATCAACCTCTTCGACCACTCTAGACTTATTCTAGGGACTGAGGATACAGAACTACAGAAGCTTAATCAGATATCTAAAACTTGTATGTGGCTGCAGGCTAGACTTGGGGTAATCAATATCCTATTGTCTCAGCTAAACAGGAACATCGAGCAAGAGTATCGTGCTAAGCAGCAGTATCAGCCACAGCTAACTGACCTGTTCGGGGGTGACTCGATAGGCCAGGATGCTCACGTGGTTATGATGCTTCAACGTCCATATGATTTATACGGGATAACAGATGCATACTGTGGTGAGAACCCAGTAGGCTTACTTGCATGTCACGTAGAAAAGAATAGGGATGGCCAGCTAGGCATGATTCCTTACGAATCAGATCTGTCTACCTTCTCGATTAAAGAGAGACCAAAAAAGTAAATTATTATTAACTATGGAATTAGTATTGCCAACAGAGAAAGTACCAGTTGGAAGGAAAAGCCCACGACATATGATTATGTACGGGCCCCCAAAGATTGGTAAGACTACTGCAATTGCTAAGCTTGATGGGTGTTTAATCATAGACCTGGAACAAGGATCTGACATGGTTGAAGCACTCAAGATCAAGGTAGCAAATCTTGCAGAGTTAGCACAGGTAGGGAAGGCTATCATGCAAGCCAAGAAGCCCTATAAGTACATAGCTATCGACACTCTCACACAACTAGAAGTTTGGTGTGAGTCAGAGGCTAAGGAATTGTACAGACAAACCCCGATGGGTAAGAACTTCGATGCAGATAACAAAGGGTTATCGGTGTTGTCTCTTCCTCAGGGTGCAGGCTATTTGTACTTGAGAATGGCTATTAAGAAATGGATGGACAGATTGGAGATGCTTTCTGATCATATCATCTATATCGGCCACCTCAAGGATAAGATGCTTGAGAAGAAAGGTAAGGAGGTGTCTGCTAAAGATCTCGACTTGACTGGTAAAATTAGAAACATTGCTTGCTCTAACTCGGATGCCATAGGCTACGTTTATAGAGATGGAAACAAGACAATGATCTCATTCGATTCTAGTGAAGAGATTACTGCAGGCTCTCGTTGTGAGCATTTAAAGGGTCAGGTCATGGAACTTGACTGGAGTAAAATTTATATTGACTAATTAAAATCCTAATCAAATGGCTATTGAAGCTACAGTTGCACAAGAAGTTGCAACACAACCAACCACAGTAATTACTGTATCATCAGTCCTTGGTGATTTGAATAACGGCCTTGACAGAGCTGCTATTGCTAAGAAGTACAACCTTTCAGCTGCAGAAGTTGCAGAGGTAT